ATTTTACAAAATTTATAAAAATTACAAAATTTAAAAATTCTATAAAAAAAAAATAAAAAATAAAAAAGACAACATTGTTTTCTTTGTTTTTGTTAGTTTTCTTACCACCATACGTAATTATTGCACACTGCTGCACCTTTACAATATCTGTGGTATTAAGTTAGTATAGATTAGTTATATAGAAGTTTAGATGAGACATAATTTAATAAAGAATTACCCTTCTTGGGTATCCTCTGTTTAGAGAATCGGTTTGATTCACCATTTTTATTATAAGGATTTTAAAGTCTTTTTGAATATAACTATCTATTTAAGGGTTATGGCCTACATTATTCTAATGAAAATAATTAAAACATTATTTGGAGGTTTAAGTCCTATCCACCTTATTGTGTTCCTAGGTTATGGATACACACCTCGAGACCGGAGGTTAACACGTCCTTTAAAAATCTGAGTACAACCTATGAATTATAACGATATAAGACAAAGTGGAAGTCCCACAATAGGATCCGAAGTTCCAGGTCAGAATAAGATCGGTGGTGTGAAAGCACCCCTGGAACAAACTCACTCAAAACGAAGTGGTAGCCCCACACAAAAGTTAGAGATCGATGACTCAGAACCTGCTCGAATTTTCGAGGAGGCTAGTGAGTTTTTTGATAGATTTAAGACGGCAATGAAATCTTTGAACCCCGATGATAATTTTATGTCAGACGATGTTCTTAAGTTAATTGAAGATGCACTCTGTCTGATTTTTCAGGTTTATTGTTTAAGTAGAACTAAAGATAGGTTTATAGCCATCACTATGTTTTTTAAACTCAGATCTAAGAGTCCGCTTAGTAAAACTTTTATTAGTACTATTAAGAAGATTTTAGAAGATATACCTGAACACAAACCAGTTAAGCCTAAATACACTGTTCATTACGAATTGCAAGAAGGTTCTGAAACAACAACTTACGTCGATCATACGAGAGTAAGAGATTTATTAGATAACTGGGATCATTTAGAGGATTCACCAATAACTGAGAAGATTAGGAATTTGATGGGGTATGTAATGGCATTCTCCATTTTAGAACATTTAGGTTTGCAAGGTGGTTTTGCAGAGTTAATATATAACGAATTTAATGTACAGAAGAAGCCTCCCAAAGTTTCAAGTTTTTTTTATTCAATTTTGGATGTAATAGAATTTGTTACTATGAGAGCTAGAACCTGTTATAATAGTGGTAGTATAAAACCTCTGTTTCACTGTAGTGATACTTACAATAAGTGGGTTGATCAGGTTTGCAAGGTGAAAATGTGGTCTAAGATGTTAGATTGTCCTGAAGCGGAAGGCTTCACAGAGCATCAATACATTAAAGAATTAGAAGATTGTATAGATTATGGAAAGCAGATGATCAACCTCGCTAAGAGGGATGGTACACGAGCTAAACTTAATAATACAATTTCCGACCTTTGTGTGTTGAGGTCTGATTTTCTCACAAAGAAGAAAGCCGCTCAAACAAGGAAATTACCATTTACCCTATTATTAGCCGGAGATACATCAGTTGGTAAAACTTATATATCAGCTATGCTTATAGATTACTTTTCCAAACTGAGGAATTTACCCAATGGAGACGAATACAGATATTCTCGGAACTATAATGATGAGTTCTTTAGTGGGTTTAATTCGCAGTGTCTGTATGTTTTTCTGGATGATATTGCAGCGATACATCCTAATGTAGCAGTAGGAGGTGATCCTTCTTTGATGGAAATGTTACAAATGATTAATCCTGCCCCTTTTACTACAAATCAGGCTGAATTAGAAAAGAAAGGTAAAGTTCCTTTCTTACCTGAATTTATTATAGCCAGTACTAATACGAGAACACTCAATGTTGATAAGTATTTTTCCTTTCCTTCAGCTGTGCAGAGAAGGTTTCCTTATATATTGACACCTAGAGTTAGACCTGAATACACCCAGGAACATTCTAACATGATGGCAGGAAATAAGGTGCCTGATGTTGAGTATGGGAAATACTCTAATCTTTGGACATTTGATGTGCACCGTATAAAACCTCAACCATTAGCTGAACGTGGTAAATCTGGAAAGAAATTAGCTGAAGAAGTGCCTGTTTTGACTGATGCGACACTGACAGACATGCTCATATGGATGAGAGATGTGGTCGATAAGCATTATAAAGAGCAGGAAAAGATGATACGTAATACTAAAATGATGAAAACAGTTCAGATATGTACTGTTACCAAACTACCTGTAACTTTGTGTACTGATTGTGAAGTTTGCACGCCTCAACCACTTAAGGAGGAGGTTCAATTACAATCTGGTAACGTTGAGGAAACAGGTTGTTCACACTGTTCTTCACCTTGCTGTTTACCTGAATGGGATCATTTTAGTCATTGCAAAGGTATTTGTAAGAAATGTCAATTTTGTGTCACAGAAGCCGATGTAGTTGATCAATCTTGTACTAATTGTTTCTATTTCTCTGGGGGACTAACTTGTCCCTATTGTAGAGATTTAATCAATTATACTCAAGCTTTAAGCTCAGATTGTGAATTCTGCAAAGATTTCTTCACTTTTGATCACAACCCTAATAGTGATCTTGAATTACAAGTTGGTTGGACCACTAGGGATACTTATGCTGAAATGTTTACACGACCTGGCGAGTTCTTTACAATGCTTTTCACATGTTGGTATTTGTCCTTTTTAAGCTCATTGAATGTTTTCAAATTTAAGTTAAAAGGTTTTTTTCCTAGGAGATTCCTTAAGGATACTCCCAGTGATGAACCTGTACTTACTTTTAGAGAAGAAATGGTGGCTTTAGGTAAAGAGGTTGAGGATACTTTAATAAAAAGGCCAGAGATGAGAACATTAGGTATTGTGCTTAGTACAGTTATTGTAATGAAATTAGCTATGGAAGTTTATCATCGATTTCAACCTAAACCCAAGCGTGTTGTAAACGCAAGTAGTTTTATTGAAGATGACACTATGCAAGGTGGTAAATTATCAGGTCAAGCTGAAGCAGTTGTTCCGCTACCAATGGTAGATGAGGGATTTAATCCCTGGAAGAATGACGACTATAAGCTTACTGATGTAGATACCACTAGGATGATTAGAAGCTATAAAGGTTTATCAGAGGACCAATTGACCAAGATATTATTGGAAAATTTAGCGTCTGTCCGTATTAGGAAGCCTGGAAACACTTATGTGCCAGCTAATATGTTTTGCATATGTGATAGGTATTTTGCCATTAATAATCATAGTATACCAGATGAAGATGAGTTCTTCATGGATATTTTCTTTAATGAGGATAAACCTGGAATAACATCTAATTTGAGATCAGTGGCAATTGGTAAAGATCAGATAACACACATTAGTGGAGATTTTTCTATGATATTCATACCACAAATAAGACCCAGAAAAGATTTAAGACAACTGTTTCCCAGACCAACTTTGGCTGTGAAATCAAATGGATTTTATTTACATAGGGATGATGGTGGTAAACATAAATCATTACCAGTTGAAAATATTACTAAGCAGGTCATGGATAATGTTAAGATAGATGGAATAGTGGATGCATATCAAGGATTTGTTAATGACCCTACGCAGAAAGGATTTTGCGGATCAGTGTTGGTGTTAAACACTAGCCACGGACCTGTGATATCTGGTTTGCACTATCTAGGTTCTAAAGAGGGGATAACATTAGCGTTTAGTATAACTTTGGACGATATTACGACTTATTTTAAGGATAAAGTTGTGTTGGAACCAGGTTACATTACTTTAAATTGTTCTCGTAACGATTTTGAATTACAGGGCTTGCATAATAAATCTCCAGCTAGATACATTGAGCATGGTGTAGCTGAGTGTTATGGAAGTTTGGACGGATTTAGGGCTAAGCCTAAATCTAGAGTAGGAAGTACTTATGTTGCTGATTATTGGAAAAGATCTAGAAACATAAAAGACACCCACGGTCCGCCGGTTATGGCAGGTTACCTGCCTTGGCGCCATGGTTTGATACCTATGGTTGAAGACAATTTTAAACTGAGTTGGTCAAAGTTGCGCAAAGCATCTATTGGCTATCTTGAAGATATCATACGAGATTTACCACCTAGTGAGGCCGATCTTTTAGAGATATATGATTTTGAAACTAGTTTAAATGGTTGTGCAGGTGTACAATATGTGGATAAGATAGATTTTAGTACCAGTGCTGGTTTTCCATTTATGGCTTCTAAAAAACATCTGGTAATACCTAGACTTGATGATAACAATAAACCAACTGGTTTTGTGGATGTATGTCCTGAAATTAGTCAAGCTTACAATAGTATTATAGATAGGTATAAAAGAGGTGAGAGAGCTAATCCTATATTTTCAGCAAATTTAAAAGATGAAGCTAGGCAGTTTGAGAAAATTTTGAAGGGTCAAACTAGAATCATGTCTAGTAGTCCCTTTGCGTTTACTCTTGTCACTAGACATTATTGTGCTTCTTTTGTCAGAGTCATTCAAAGAAATCGTTTGATATTTGAGTGTGCTGTTGGAATTAATGCCCATTCTACGGAGTGGGATAATTTCGTTAAGCACATAAATGTATTCGGAGATGATATGTTTGACGGTGATTATAAGAATTATGATAAGTCTATGATGTCTATGTTAATATATGAAGCTGCATTAACACCGTGGAGGCTGATGAAGCATTATAATCCTGAAAAGGCTGAAATCATGAAGGTTGAGTATCATTGCTTAGCTGCTGATTTGGCTTATTCATGGGTGAATTATAATGGTGATATCTTAACGTTCTTTAGGAATAACCCGAGTGGACATGCTTTAACTGTTATTGTTAATTGCATTGTTAATTCTTATTATTTTAGATTGGCGTTTTTGGATAATAAGCCACCAGATGTTAGTGTTAGAGATTTCAAGAAATATGTTAGACTAGTTACTTACGGTGATGATTTTGTGGCTGGGGTTAACTCTTCGGAGAGCCCTTGGTTCAATTTTGATACTGTTCGTAAGTCTATGTTATCTTTTGGAGTTGTATTGACTAGAGCTGACAAACAGGAAGGCACATATAAGTATAAGAGATTGTCTGAAATGGACTTTTTGAAGAGAAGGTTTGTTTTTGATGAGCGCTTACAAAGATATGTAGCACCTTTAGCTTTAACATCTATAGAAAAATCCTTGATAATTTGTACAAGGTCGACTACAGTGAGTGCACAGCACCAATCTGTCAGCTGTATGTCGAGCGCTTTAAGAGAGATGTTCTTCCATGGTAAGGAAGAATTTGAAACTTTTAGGTGCCAAATTTTGGACTGCTTGGATGAGTATAATTTACATAACTACGTAGGTAGGTCGGATTTTCCGACCCATGAAGAGTTGTTTAATTATTACTCAACACAGAATATCACTGCTTATAAACCGGATAGTACCTTTTATATAGAGGAAACTATTTTGGAACTACAAGGTTCTTGCTTAAGTCGGGGGCAAAAACTAGCAGAGGATATTTTAATGCGACAAAGACTCCGTTATTTCCGAGGTAAAAAAGATGGAGATAAAGTACATCCACAACAGGTTGTACCTATCAGACATAACCATTACCAAGGTGTTGGAATCAAAGCCGGCCAGTTATGCCTGGTCGAATATATAAGCCAAAAAGCATATATTGGTAGTAGTTACTGCTGGAACCACATTCCACTCCTATGTGAGCGTTCTTCAGAGCGTGGACTATCAATACACTTTCATATGGGCGACCCCCATAGTCCTTATTTAAGGACCGAGCATAGTGAGCTCAAAGCAAAGGACTGGGGCGAAACCGAGAGTTACTGGCCTCGTTTTCGTCGAAAATAAATCAGTAAGTAGAACAAAATTATTTATAAATGGATCACAAGCATCATCTTGTGAGGGACAGGTAGCCAACTCTACCTTTGTACTACAGGCTGGCGAGTCTGTTGACAATAATACCAATACGCAATCATCGTCACCTAATGAGGAGCATGTTAATCTTGAATATGTGGATGAAAATCCTGGTTCCAGATTAGATTTTAACCCTATTATGGACAACACTTTTTATGAAGGGTACTCAGCAGAGCAGGGTCTAGCTAAATTTTTGGAAAGACCCGTTCTGATCGATACCTTTCTATGGGAGGAGAATGATGAGATAGATGTAGAATTTGCACCATGGTATGATTATTTTAATGATGCCGTGATAAAGAGAAAGATATCTAATTATTACTTGTTAAGTTGTAATTTGCATGTCAAAATAATGATAAATGCTTCACCGTTTTATTACGGTTTAGCTTATGTCAATTATACTCCGATTCCAATTTTTACTGAAGCTAACTCTATCGTAGATGTTTCGGGATCGAGAAATGGCCAAGTTCCATTTTCGCAGAGACCGCACATCTGTCTTTACCCACAGTGTAGTCAAGGGGGAGAAATGAAACTACCCTTTATGTATTACCGTAATTGGTTGAGAATACCTGTAGCCGCAGATTTCCAAACTATGGGAAAAATGGCTATTAGATCATTCACACCTTTACAAAATGCAAATAGTGTGACTGCTGGTGGAGCAACAATTCAAGTTTATGCTTGGGCTTCTGACGTTTGTCTAGCTGCTCCTACTTTATCACTGGCTCTTCAGGCTGGTGATGAGTATGAGCAAAAGGATGGGGCTATTTCAGGTCCTGCTTCTGCTGTAAGCAGAGTTGCAGACAAGTTATCTGGTGTACCAGTCATTGGTCCTTATGCTAAAGCTACAAGCTTTATAGCTTCTGGAGTTGCCTCTGTGGCTAGGTATTTTGGTTTTACCAATGTGCCGAATATTAGAGATGTTGAACCTGTGAAAAATTCACCCTTTCAAGGTTTTCCAGCTACTGATATTTCAACGCCTATAGAAAAACTTACTTTTGACGCTAAAGCTGAATTAACTATAGACCCTCGTGTTGTGGGTCTACCACCCGATGATGAACTTTTAATCTCTAAATTTGTTGGACATGAAAGTTGGATTTACACCACTCAGTGGGAAGCTAATGATGCTGTCGACACGGTACTATACACTGTCAGGATATGGCCTGAATTAATCAGATCAACTGGCGGTCAGTACAGGTACCCCACACCGATGGCTCATTTAAACAGGTATTTTACTTATTGGAGAGGGGATATAATCTTCCGCTTCAGAGTGATATGTACCAAGTTCCACAGAGGTAGGATCAGATTAACCTATGATCCCGATGGTAACACTGTTGCTAATTCAGTAACAAGTACATCCTCTTTCACTAAAATTATAGATATTACCCAAGAATCTGATTTCCAAATTAGAATTCCATACCTACAGGCACCAGCCTTTTTAAAGACTGCTATAGGCACGAATTCTTTTACGGAACATATGACTACTGGGAATACAGCTGTGACTCGTGATCCAACTAAAGATAATGGACAACTTTCTATGCGTGTCTTCACACAACAAACTTCTCCAGTTGCCTCTGCACCTATACAGATCGTAGTATCTTGTTGGGGTGCTGACAACATGGAGTTTGCTTGTCCGTCTGAAGGACCGCAGGATTATTCCACTTTTGATCTGCAATCAGGAGAGCTTCAATATGATAGCCCTACTGAAATGATTATCCATGCAGATCGGAAAGACGATAATTTGAATTTAGTCTATTTCGGAGAAAAGTTAGTAAGTTTAAGACAGCTCATGCGACGCACGGCTTTCTACCAATCTGTTAAATTAAAGAAGCCTGATAATAATAATCAGACAATAGTTTATAATACGATCAGATTGCCACGATTGCCTATGGGATATGGATATGATCCAAATGGTTCATACACTATCCCTAAACTCGTTGGTTCAGGCAATTACACTGCTAATATTGTTAAACAGTCTTTACTGTCCACAATTTTGCCTTGTTTTGTCGCACATCGAGGTAGCATGATCTACCACTTCAATATTGATAGCCCTGTTGAACTATCTACAATTGAAATAGCTCGAGCTATCGGCCCTTATACTACACTTGAACCTAATGTTCAAGCTGTTGGTAATACAGGAGCTGATTCACTTGTGCCATCTTACGCTCGTATCCTTAAAGCCTCTGGTTTTCAAGGACGAACACTAACTAATCAACACACCCAAACTGGAATTTCAGTATTGCTACCTATGTATAGTAGTCTGAGATTTCTTGCAACGAGGTCTGATAATATAACTGAACCTGAAAAGGTTGATGAAACTACCGAAGACACGTTTGATGTTCAAATCATAACTAAGCCTGCCTTTTACAATAATGTCGAAGTTAATACTAACTTAGATATTTATTATATGATTGGAACAGATTTTACGTTGCATTTCTTTCTTAATGTACCTACTCAACAGAGGTACAACCTTCCAGTAGCTTAGCTACTGTCACCCCGGGCGGCGGGGTGAGCACTGTTTATAGTGTGAATACCTCGCGGATGCCCTTTGTGCGTCATTTTAGTGACTTTTTGTTTGCTAAAGTAACTTCAGACTGAGCATTCGTGCTCGATATGATTTTACTTTTAGTATTTTTTTTTATCTACTTTGATGACCGCCAAATTTTAAGGTTTGCGTGACTAATAGTCGC